CCTTAACCTAACTTACCCTAATTGAAAATCATTATGTCTACTTACAAAACCTAAACTTAGCCTAATTACTTGTATTTACCATTGAAGGTGGTCATGGAATAAATGAGTCATTAAGAAGAATGATAATTTAAAGTATAGAGATATCAAGATATATTATTTGCTTGTCATCTCCATCACGTCTCTACTCATCCTTTTAATCTCATACATTCTTATTATTCTAAGGATCATGCTAAGGCTTATGCTAACCATTCCAAACATGCTCACTGTGGATATCAACCCAGTAATAAACATGCTGCTTGATACCATGCCTTTGATCATCTCCATTTCGGACTCCTGGTTGTATATTGGCTTAGAAGGGTCCAGTGATCCTTTGAATGTGAAGTCGAAGTTTAAATACATTGTGTGGTTGAGACCTTGTATGTGTATATAACAGCTCCTCTTTGTATCCCTTAGATACAGTGGGTAAGGGTCTAGGGAACAGGATATATAATCTTTTGCAAATGTACAATTTGATTCTATGGGTAAAATGCCTTCTGACTTTATATCATGTGCCTGAAGTATAACATAAGGTTCCTCAGCACAACCAGTACAAGAGTATGTACCTATTTGTTCCAGTGAGCACTGTGCTTTTTCAACTTGCAGGTTTTTAAGATTAACATTCCCAACGAGAACCCCAACAATAGCTGATATCTGCCTATTTGTTTCTATCACATGCCCGGACCCAATATTCATTATTTCAACCTCATTCATCCTTTTAATCATCCTTATGAATCTTGTCATCTTCGGTTCTGGTGCATTGCAAAATGCTCTGCAAGATTCAGTTTCACATTTGACATTATGCATATTGAAGGCATACGTCTCTTTGTCAAGGCTTATTTGGTAATCACCAATTATATCTGTCTCAGGCATATTCATCTGAGAGGCTTTGACAGCATAACCTGTACCTAAGTACTCCAATATCCCATTTGGTACATTATCAGTTTCTGATGAGATACTGGTTATATATATTGGTATACCATCCATAAGTCCATCCAGATTGACCCTGGGATTATTCACGTTAACCTTATGCCTCGTTGTAACGTTCTGGTAATCAATCCTGAGAATGACCTCCCATATCTCTGATGACTTCTCATAAACTTTACCATAAACACCTTTACTTTTAATATCCCATTTATACCAGGTGCACGACGTCTTCATAAAGCACCAATCGTCGCACCCTAAATTATCAGTTTCACACCCATACCCCATTATGCTACTGTTGGCTATTGCTCTCAATCTGGGATGAACTCCTATATCTCTGCAACCGCCTGACCAGCAACTGCCAGACCCTTTACAGTTTGAAGTGTAGCTAGTTTTGATCTCATACTCACTTGTGTAATACACAAGATGATACCTTGTCCTTATGTATGCAGCATCAATCTTAAATCTCATCATGTCGCCTTTGTAGTCTTTAAAGCATACGACAGAACCAGATTGTAGATGCAACTGGTACATAGATGTGCTTATGCATTGTTTGTCATCACACACTTTGCCATCAGATCTAATAAAAAGAGTATTGTCGCAGCCAAATGCAACCGCAGCCATAAACAACAATGACAAGACTGTTATATTATTCACAGATGACCCACCTGCTCTGACTGATCTCTTTCCTTCTATTTTGTCCATGTGCTTTGCTTTCATAGGTGGTAGTTCCCGGTATTTAGGTGTTATGTCGGTTGCCACTCTCTCACGAAGCATCTTAACTCTTTCCTCTTCCCGCTTGTCTTCGTATGTAACTAATCTATAGAGACAACACGATATCAGGTGATCGGACCATTTCCTAAGTTTATTACGCAGCGTAAGAAGACCGATCAGTCCAATTAGGCAGCCAACAACAGTCCCGATGATAAACAAGTACACCTTGCTCTCACATCCCTCTATCATTTCATTCTGCATACAGAACAATCCGCACTTCTTGCATGCAACTTTGGACACCAGCCATCCGATGTTGTTCCCGCATCTATAATTAACCAAACCATAAAAGAGACCTTCAACCTCCTTGGGGCCTGTCATAGTAACGTTATAACCATTAAAGGCTAGGCTACAATTTCCTTTGTAGTTTATTGTCATCACTCCTTCATTTATTTCAATGTCCTGCCTAGATGAAACTATCATCACAGCTATTGCAGCTATGATAAATATTTCTTTGAATGCATACATTATTGGTCCTCTGCGTGC